ATACCCTAAGTACCACCCAATTACATAGCTTACTGTTAAAAATATTAATGTTAAAGGACGAACATTAGCCGCAAGCCATGCTCCTGAGCCAGCGTCTGCGACCCATCTTTCTGTTGTCCCATCTATTTCAGCTCTTTCAAGTTTTAGTTTTTCTAAAGCAATTTGTTTATCGCCATCAGACATTTCACTACTACCTATTATAGCTTCTATGATGCCACCGGCTGGTGTACCACTGGCTATTGATCCGACTACAGTTGGTATTTTTTTTAATAAAAACTTTCCAACTGCAGTATCTTTAAATTTTTTTTTCATATTATTTAATTAAATTTTATGGTATATTATTTTTATCGGTATTCCAAACTGCTTGAATTTCTGATGACGATAATGCTTTTTGGTAAACTCTAACATTAGCTATTTTTCCATCAAAATAAAATCCACTATTATACCTTCCAATATTAGTTCCACCATTTCCGTTATTTGTAGCACCATTTGTAGCAGTACTTGTTGAAGCTGTTGAATCAAAAATGCTTTTTGTACTTAAATACATACTACCTGTATGGGAACTTCTGTCAAAAGTTACAGCTAATTGGTACCACGTTCCAGTTGATATTGTTTCACTTGTATAATACTGTAATTGGACAGCACCATCGTGATAGTGTCTGATAGTCCCGTCACTTCGCAAATCAATCATTAAACCATTAGCATTATACGTTGAAAATAGTGCTTTATTAGCATTATTGGTATCGCTATTAAACCAAATAATAACTGTATAATCATCTGCACCAAAATTTAAAGGATAGCTAGTATTATAAAAATATTGATTTGAGCCATTTAAAGAAAATTCTTTATCTGTAGCATTCCAAGTTGGATTGTTAAGTAAAGAAAGATTAAAACCATTAGGATATTTATTTTTTGTAGCTAAATAGTTTTGTGCTACTTGCTCTGCTGTTAAAGCTCCTTCATATAATCTAACAAATCCTATTTTTCCATTGTAATATCTTGAACCTGTACCATCACCGCCTATAGTAAAATTATATGTGCTATCAGAGATAGCTCCTGTTTTATTTGTACTATTTTTTAAAATTCCGTTTATATATATTTTCATATGACTACCATCATACGTACAAACTATATGCTTAAATTTATTTGTTTCGTTTAAAGTTGTTTGTACTACAGACGATGTGCTATTTATAAAAAAGGTATATAGCCCATTTGCGCTTGCATATAAGCCGTAACTACCATTTTTCCATATAATTCTTTGATGATTTGAAAAGCTATCAGGGCTTACAATAACCTCAATACTTAAAGTAGATGTAGGGCTTAAAGATGCGCTATCAGGTACAGTAATGTTTTGATTATCAGAACTGCTGGAACCTGCATTAAGAAAATCAAAAAAGTTGCCCACTTCTTTGTCAAAATTAGCACTTACAGTCATATTGTTTAAAGTTCCTGAATTACTATTTACACTATCTACCCAGGCTCCACTTGTATAGTTTGCCGCATCAAAATTAGCTTTTAAAGTAGGATTTTGATACAATGCTTTAGTAGCATCGTAGTTAGTTTTTACTTGTGCCGCGGACATAGTCCCTTTATAAGCTCTAATTTGTGCTATTTTGCCATCAAAATAATCATAACCAGAACTATAATTTCTTCTACCTATGTGAGTTATAAAACTTGCATTTGTACCAATGTCTCCACTTAATGTACCAGATGCGACTTCAATACCATTTTTATAAACTTTTCCAGTACTGCCACTTGTTGTTCCTGTTATTGTTACAACTACGTGTGTCCATTCATTGTTTGTAACAGCAAATGCATCTGTACCTGCACTAAATTTACTACCTGTGCCAGAATAAAAAAACGCATCAAAATTACCACCATTTACACGAAAAGCATAAGCTCTTGAATTATAACTTGTCGCAGATGTGGACCTTGTTAAAATATGGCCATCACCACGTGCCTGAAACCAAAATTCAAAACTTTGAACATTACTAGTATCAAGCGTTCCTGTTGCGGCTATACTTATATAATCATTACTACCGTCAAAATTAAAATAATCAGAATTATTATCATCAACGTAGGTTGCTCCATTAATTGTACCATTAATACTACCAACACTATCAGTCCAATATGTACCTGAATGACCATTTGCATCTAAATGAAATGCTAGACTTGTTACTCCCTGATATAAATCTTTAGTGGCATTATAATTAGTAGTTATCTGTGCCGGTGTTAAGGCCGCACTATATGTTCTAACCTGCGCTATTTTACCCTCAAAATATCTATTTGATGGAGCATAAGGATATTTTCCTATATTAAAACTAGTATTAGCACCTGAATAAGCACCACTTAATGACCCAGTGGCTGCTTCTGAACCGTTAATATATAATTTTACCGCTGCTCCGCTTGAAGTAGATGATACAGTAAAAGAATAATGATTCCAAGTATTAACAACAATACTCGATGATGCTTGCACATTTGCTAGAGGCGGGTCACTACCAGCATACACATATAATTTAACATTAGTACCGTTTGCTAATAATTGATAACCATGTAAATCACCTCCAATATTTGAAACTATTGTATCTGTTCCAGAGCTTGCTTCACAGAGCGCCCATGCTTCAAAAGTAAAACCGCTATTCCCTATATCTGTACCTGCATATGCTGTAACTTCAGCATAATCATTACTACCATCAAAATCAAAATAGTCAGAATTATTATCATTATAATGTGCAGCACCGTTTACTGTTGCATTATAACTACTATTTGCAGTATTAGACCAAGAACCACTAGTATATACGTTTGCATCTAAACTAAGAGCTAAATTACTTGTATGTAATGTGCCTTGAACTGGCGGTACTGTAACTAAAGAACCTTGAGTTGCTTCGTGTTTAGATGTAATTATAGATGAATAACTTAAAAAATTACCGGCTCTGTAATTTTGCCCTATCTCTTCAGCAGTCAAAGCAACATCATAAATTTTAACTTGTGCAATGTCTATATCTCCTGTTGTAGCATAACTACCGTCTCCTAAATTACCAATAAAGGTATTATAACTTTGTGTATCTGCACTTTTACCGCTACTTGAAGATGTTACTAATGTACCATCAACATATATTCTAGATGTTCCATTACTTTCTACTAATCCTACAACATGATACCATACATTTGCTGAATAAGTTGTAGAAGTTAACAGATAGTCATCTGTACCATATATATACCATGCAATTGTATTGCTATTCGTAAACCGTAAAAGCCAATTTTGTGAGTTGCCATCTTCAGTTGTTTGTGAAGCTATATAATCGTGTGTTCCTGTTCCTGCTCTTCTTACCCAAGCTTCAACTGTAAAATTTGTACCATTACTTTGAACCAATGCTGTATCAGCTATTTTTATTCTATCATCAGCAGAGCCGTCAATTTGAAAATATCCTCTTATATCACTAGCAAAAGTAGCACCAGTAATTGCTCCATTTCTTGAATTACCACTTATATCTGTCCAAGTAGCTCCGCTACCACTATAAGAAGCTGTATCACTTGCGTTAAGGTCTAATTGTAAATTACTAGCTTTATCTGCAACAGGAATGTTTACCTCATGTCCGTTAATATCATACCAAATAGAGCCATCCCCGTCATAAGAGTCTACATCGTTAGCATCTAAGTGTAAAACAAGTCCCTCTGCTTGGTCTGCTAATCCAGTAGCGGCTGTTGTAGATTTCTTAAAAAATTTTTGGTCTAGTGCCATATTAAATTGTTATATCAAACTCTTCAACTTTTTTTATTGTATTTAAAGAATTTATTTCTGCTTCTTTCTTATTAATTGAATCGTATAT